TAATGTTACGTTAATCTGAGTTGGCATACCATTGGCAAATGCAGTAAATGAACCATTCGGTGTATAATTAATATTCATCTCAGTTAGTACGCATGACGTATGACGATGTAAATTTAAGTTTTCATTACCACCTTGATAATAGAAAACATCAAACTCAGAAGGATATACGTAAATAAAATTGTTGGTATCCTTAAATTCTGGATGCATATGATACTTAAACTGCTCAATGATGTTTAACACATTCTGGGCTTCTTCAGGACTTCTTGGATAAAATTGATAGTCAAATGCGAATGTTCTAAAATCAACACCCTTAAATATTTGTTCTTTCTTTGGATTTGCTGCTAGACCAAGTGCTTTAGAATTTGCTGCAGCCTGTGGTCCTTTGGATAGTGCGATGTTAGCAATAATTGCTGCACCAACATCGGTAACATCTTTTGTATTACCACCTTCATCCAATGCTTTCATAATCTCACTTCCGCCAGCTGCAGCCATTGCTAATGCAGCTGTATCATCTTCACTCCACTGCATGCCATATCGAATAGACAATTGATTAGGAATATGAAGTGCGATAGCAGTCTTTAATCTTTTCTTTGCTCGTTTTGTATCTGGGGCGAGCGTTGCAGCTACTCCAACACCAACAGTTCCCACGTTGGCAAGTGCTGCACCCTTTGCAGCACCAGAAAGACCTTTACCAAAAGCAATACTACCACCAACTAGACCAGCAAGTGTATTTACTGCAGCATTGGCACCAATTAGTTGATTGTTAGTTAGTTTCATCGCATCTAAATCACCAGAATCTCTTGGTGTTAAATCGTTGACAGTTTGTACACTCTTATCGTCAAACAATTTAGAATCTTCAACTACGTTAATATAAAAAATTGCATAGTTTCCACCATAACGACCATCGGGAGCCATTAGATCAGATGGATACATATAGTTGTTTACTTCATACGTGGCATTCCTACCAAAGACGTTCGGAGTATATGGCTCTGGTGGTTGTCTTGGAATTGATGGTTTTGCAGCAGATGGAGCAGGAGAAACTGCAGGAGCAGCTGATACTCCTCCGAATTCTCCGCTAATTGTATTACCAAGTTGGTCGTATTCTATCGCCATTTTGTACCTTTAACCTAAATAAATGGTGGTTATTTATCCTATTACTTATTTATGTTCCATAAAAGAAGATTCGTTCCAATATTTCCTGAAAAATACACAGGTGATCCAACAAATATCATAATGAGATCCAGCTGGGAGACTCGTTTTGCTGGTTGGTGTGATAAAAATCCTAGTGTATTAAAGTGGAGTTCAGAGGAGACAGTTATACCTTATAAGTGTCCCACGGATAATCGTATTCATCGTTACTTCGTAGACTTTAAAATAACGGTAACTACAGGGAAGACTTATTTGGTAGAAGTTAAACCTGCATCACAATGTCAACCACCTGTATTTCCAGGAAAACGAACTCAGAGATATTTATTGGAGTCCCTAACATTTATGAAGAATCAAGCTAAATGGTCTGCAGCAATTGAGTACGCAAAAGACAGGAATTGGGAGTTTAAAATTATAACCGAGCACGAGTTAGGTTTGTGACCTAAATAGTAATTATGGCTACAAAACCAACATTCAAAGACGTCTTCGAGCGCAACAAATACGACTTAGTCACAGTGGCTAATAAGTCTAAAGGCTGGTTCGAAAAAGAAGTCACCAAACTGACTAAGCAACAACTTACTCCAGGAAAAGTTCTGAGTGGTAATGCTGATCAATTAGTGACTAAAGTGATGCCTGGTCGTTTATACATGTATGCGTATGATCCAAAAATGAAGAAGGAATTACCTTATTATGATAGGTTTCCTTTGGTATTCCCATTCTCTGCCACGCAAAATGGTTTTATTGGTTTGAATATGCATTATCTACCGTATCAACTAAGAATTGTACTACTTGATAGACTAATGACTTTCAAGAGTAACAATAGGCTAGATGAAACCACCAGATTAAAATACTCGTGGCAAGTTATAGATGGAGTAGCTAAATTTGCTGCAGCACAACCATGTGTTAAACAATACCTAATGGGGCATGTTAGATCTCAATTTAGGCAAGTTCCTTCAGCCGACTGGGCAACTGCAATGTTACTTCCAGTTGAAAGATTTGTTGGTGGAAGCAAACAAGAAATTTGGTCTGACTCGATCAAAATAATTAGAAAGGCATAAAATGGCATTAAATTTACCATTTGGCACTAAAGACCTCACTAGAGAACAAAGCCCAAACGCTAAACCTATTCAAAACTTCGTTGCTCAGGTTAAAACTGGTGGTATCGCTAGAACAAACAGATATGCAGTAAACATTACCAAAGTTCCAGGATGGAGCAATACTTCAGCGCAAAATATTTTATTGTTTTGTGACCAAGCACAACTTCCAGGTGTTAACTATTCGACTGTTCAGAATAGAGTGTTTGGCGAGTTCCGTGAAGTTCCATATGAAAAACTATATGATAGTTTAACTCTTTCTTTTTATGTAGATACAGATATGAAAGTTAAAGAGATGTTTGACGACTGGATGAATGCTATTTCCAATCCAAACACCAGAACATATGGTTACTATAACGATTATACAACACAGATTGATATTGAAGTTCAAGATATCAATGATAAAAAGAGATATCAATTAACTTTATCTGAATGCTATCCTAAAAATATAGGAACAATTCAGTTAGACTATGCATCCAAAGATATCATGAAGTTGACAGTTCAAATGCAGTACAAAAATTGGACTGCAACTCCAGTAACTCAACTACCAAACGATCAAGTTATATCAACAAGTTTGATTGATAAGTTTACACGTAATTTTACTGGATTCCAAGAGACTTTAAACAAGACTTTGGGTGGTGCAGGCAACTTTGTTACTGGTGCTGTAATGAGTTATGGTGTGACTAGATTACCAAGTCTATTGAAATTTTAAGAAATAAATACAGTTAGGATTGTATAATGAAAATTGATGATACATTATCTGCCGAGTTTGGTATACAACCAATGGGCAAAACTGAAGTGATTACAAAGACTGGAGAAGTTATTAACGACTCTACAAATAAGATTCAAGACGACTTCGATGTTACACGAGGTAATCTTCGTATATTATTGCAACAAGGACAAGAAGCACTACAGAAGTCACTTGATGTGGCTATGCAGTCTGAACATCCAAGAGCATTTGAAGTTGTTGGAAATCTAATGAAGCAGTTGGCTGATATAAACCAACAGTTATTGGATCTACATCAACAGAAACAAAAACTGGATACACCGAAAGAGGGATCCAGAAAAGAAGTGACGAATAACAATGTTATCTTTACAGGTAGCACTGCTGAGTTGAATAAGTTAATTAAGAATATGTCTAAAGGAGAATAATTATGGCTTTGCCGATGATGAATACGCCAACCTACACAATGGTTGTACCTTCAAGTGGAGCGACAGTAAGATATCGTCCATTCCTCGTTAAAGAGGAGAAAGCACTTTTGATTGCTCAGCAATCTGAAGATGTAGTAACAATGATTGAAACCCTAAAGGGAATTGTCAAGACTTGTGTACAAGATAAACTTGATGTTGAGAAACTAGCAACATTTGATCTAGAGTATATGTTTACTCAGATCCGTGGTAAATCTGTTGGTGAAACTGTTGATTTAACATTTTCCTGTGATTTAGATCATGGTGAAGAAAATGAAAAAGCCAAATCTGTAGTTCGTATTGATTTATCCACAGTAACTGTAGAAAAAGGTGAGGGTCATACAAATAAGATTGAACTGTTTAATGATGTTGGTGTAGTGATGAAGTATCCTACAGTTGATGTTATTAAAAAGTTAGAAGGTTTTGATACCAATGACTTAGATACAGTTTTTGATATCATGGCTTTATCTATTGATTACATTTATGATGGTGAGCAGTTGTTTCACGCTAAAGAAAGCACTAAACAAGAGCTATTATCATTTATTGAAAATCTAACTTCAGACCAGTTCTTAAAGATTCAACAATTCTTCGAGACAATGCCAAAGATTACCAAAAAGATTGAATATGATTGTCCAGTATGTAACAGACACCATGTTAAGATGCTGGAGGGACTCCAAAGTTTTTTTTAGTATTGCTCAGTCATGAATCGCTTGAGAATTATTATAAAATGAATTTTGCGATGATGCAGTACCACAAATACTCTTTGGCTGAGCTGGAAGAGATGATACCCTTCGAAAGAGAAGTATATGTCTTTATGTTGATTCAGTACCTAGAAGAAGAAAAGAAAAGAATCGAATCCAAAAAGAGGATGTAACAGATGGCAAAA